GTATGATCAATATTACTTCTTGGAAACAGGAATAAACACCCCAGCCTTTGGTCTTAATGTTTCTTTTTTTAATTTTACTTACGGAATAGTCGTACAAAAACGTTATTATTAAAATTATGAAGCTTCTTTGTAGTATCGGACTGCATTGGTGGAAAACCAAAAAGGAAAAAGTCGAAGTTGTGGGTCACCCGAAAGGAAGAAAACACGTCAGGGTTAACATCAGAGAATGTAGATTCTGTGGTGATAGACAATATTACTCCTTACCTGATAAAAATGATAATCGAGTATGGAAACGATGTGATTTCAAAAAAAATGATAAAATAATATTAGAACAAATTAAATAATATGCAAACATTAGTATTCAACACAACAAGTAAAACTGTCACATTATATTCAGAAGAACCTGGATCTAAGATTATTCATACATTTTCAGAAGTTCCAACAGTCAAAGTTTTGGAAACCTATTATGAAGTTATGAGAAAAGTAATTGATGAAAAAGGAACTGAAATTCGTGTTCCAGTTGCTAGGTTTCCAATCGCAAATTCCAACATGCTTATTCAAAACTGATCATAGTAAACCGTTTTTGTAAAAAAACCATGAAACCCGAACTAAAAAAAATCTACGAAAAACACATTGTTCATAGTTCATTCTTGGACTCAAAATCAGTAGAGGATTGTATGAAGGAATCTTATGAGTTAGGAATCAAAGATTTTACTAAATGGTTGTCAAAACAAGATCATTTGTCCAACAACATAAATTACATTTTGGAGGAATGGGATAACCAAAATAAAAGATGAAATATTATTTGTTGGTTTTGGTTTTTCAAATTATGTTCAATATTTTTAAAGTGTTGGAGATCAAGTATACCTATGAGAATAAATTAAATTTACTTCTGTATAACTCAGTTTATATCAACTTGGTATCTTTAGCCACGGTTTATTGGTCTTTGGACAGATTATTTGAGGGAGATTGGTGGGTCATCGCGTTTTACATTGCTGGTAGCGTTATTGGTAAATGGATCGCGATGACTCAAATCGAAAACATACGATACAAAATTTACAAAATTTTTGGTAGAAAAAATGATGAAAATCAGTAGAAAATTGTTTATCTTTGAAATATTTATAGTTAAACAAAATTTTATAAAATTATGAAAGAATTTATGATACTAGCAGGATGTGTCCTGTTATTGATTTACATCGCAGGTAGATGGGTCAAAGCAATTGATTACATGCACGAAAATTATCCAGATTACAAGGGTGAAGATTTATTCGATGAAGATGAAAACGGTGATCTCAAAAGTTAAAAGAATTTTGAAAGAAATTTTTTTGGGATTCAAATTGTCGAATCATTTTAGAAATCACCACCAACAATGGCCTAAAATCTAGTTATGATTTATCGGACACGAAAAATTGTAAAATACGAAGATTTAAACCCGAGAGGAACACTCTTTGGGGGCCAATTGTTGAAGTGGATTGATGAGGAAGCATCTGTTTATGCTATTTGTCAAATTGGTGATAGAATGGTTGTTACCAAAGCAATGTCAAAAATTGATTTCAGGACATCACCAAAGCTTGGAGATATAGTTGAAATTGGAATGGATCTGGTAAGACTAGGTAATACATCAATTACCTTCAAATGTAATGTTAGAAACAAATACACCAAGGAAGATGTGATCACTATCGATGAAATAGTGTTTGTTAGAGTAGATGAAACTGGAAAACCAACTCCTATCAATAAAAACGAAATGAACCAATATGAATAACATAGACAAAACATACCAACAACTCCTACAAGATATTTTGGATAATGGGGTTCAAAAAAAAGATAGGACAGGCACTGGAACCCTTTCGGTATTTGGTAGACAAATCCGTCATAAAATGAGTGAAGGGTTTCCTTTACTTACCACAAAGAAGATGGCATGGAAATCCATTGTGACTGAACTTCTATGGTTTCTACGTGGGGATACCAATATCAAATTCTTATTGGATTATGATTGCCATATTTGGGATGGAGATGCGTATAAAAACTATACTAATAATTTCTTAGGTTACGAAGATGTCCCATCGAAAGAAGAGTTCATTAAAGAAATCAAAACCAATAATGAGTTTGCCAATAAGTGGGGTGAGTTAGGACCGATATATGGTGAACAGTGGAGAAGTTGGAAACGATATAGGAACGTAGAAGATACAGAACATAAAGAAACACTCCATATTATAGATTATGTAGACCAAATCACAAATTTAGTCAACGAACTTAAAACAAATCCAGATAGTAGACGATTGATGGTAAGCGCTTGGAATGTGGGTGAGTTAGACCAAATGGTTTTGCCACCTTGTCATTATGGATTTCAAGTTTATACGAGAGAATTAAATTTAGAAGAAAAGTGGGAACAATATACTAAATCAGGATTAAATATAGAAATAAATGGAACACCATTGGAGTTAAAACATATGGGAACTCCATTCTATCCTAAGTCATTACCACAACGAGCAATCTCTTTAATGTGGAATCAACGTTCAGTAGATACATTTTTAGGTTTACCATTTAATATTGCTTCTTATGGATTGTTATTAGAAATAATCGCAAAAGAAGTAAATATGATACCTGATGAATTGATTGGAAATTTGGGTGATGTTCATTTATACAAAAACCACATTGAACAAGCAAAAGAACAAATGTATAGAAGACCTTATGATTTACCAAAAGTTCAAATCACGGAAAGGGATTGGTATCTACATCCACTGGTTAAATTAAACTCTGAAGAAAGAATGTTTCAACAAAAAATTAGGAGTTATAGACCAGATTGTTTTGAGTTAATTGGTTACGAATCTCACAGTAAAATCAAAGCACCTTTATCAAATTGAAAAATGAAAATAACACTTACTCTCCTTTCAGATTTTACTCCTGAGGTTGTTGACTTAATTTTAAATGAAAAACTTGAAGGTGGTTATTCTATTGATTATGCTTTGAATTCTTTGGTATCATATCATCATGGAAAAGAAGTTATAATTTATAATTTTGACAAATTTTTCAAGTTAGACAATAGGTGGTCGGGTTACAAAGTAGAAGTTTTCGTATCTTCAATTATTATAAATTTCAAATAAATGTTACACTTAGAAGAAAAAGTAAAAGATCAAATTTATAATATAATTTTAAAATCAAATGGTATTATAGTAGGTGAATTTGTTAAAGTAGACGGGTTCTATTATTTCGCTGAAAATGATAGTAGAACTTGGGGATTATGGTCACAGGAGTTTTTAAAAAGTTTAGTAAGTGAATTAGAAAAATTAAATTACCCTCTTAATAAGGGTATTGAGGAATACTTTCAATCTCAAATATAGAATTATAATATGGAAGATTCGAAAGATCGTTGCAAATGTGGTTGGCCTTGGATATTCCATTATAATTCGAAAGGAAAAATGAATGCAATATTTAAAGCCAAACTCCCACAAAAAACTATTGAAGATTATGTTAAAGGGAACGGATGGTTAAAATGAAAACAGTAAAAGAAGTCTATGTAATTTTTAATCCCTATGATAAGGGATATTATGATGGGTATGGATATTTCCGTGGAATATTGTTTAGTAAAAAATATATAGACAAAGAAGACGCATTCACTGAAATCGAAACTATATTGAACAATTCAAATGGAAAAACATTCCTCAAAGTAGAGTCCTACCATACATACATTTAAAAAGTGGGGATTGCCCCCACTTTTTTTATGCTATTTTTTTCCAAGCGTCAGTAGAAGAAATCAAAGCCAAGTGAGATCCATTATCCCAATCTACTGAAATAATTTTTTCATCAGCATCCGCCGACTCGAAAGGATCTCTACTAATTGCAGTAACAACACCTTTCGTTCCTGGAGTCACTGTTGTCTCTCCTTCCATATGATAACAAATTACTCTATCTCCAACTTCAAGTGGAGGATTCAATGGTCCTTTCATAATAATAAATATAAACAATATATTTATTGTATATGGAATTTTTGATTACAGAGTCTCAACTTAGAACTTTATTGAGTGAAGAAGAAAGATCACAGTTGGGATCTTATATGAAACAACTCAACGCATTCACAAGACAGATTGTAAGTCGTGTTGCTAAATCTTATGGATTGAACTTGAGAATGCTCTTAACGTGGGGAACATCTGTTGGTGGGATGGTCCTACCATTGGATGAATTCCTTAAAACAGGAGATTTCAACCTTACAGAAGAACAAAGAATGTTAGTTCTATCTGGTATTGCTTTTTCGTTATTTTTTGAAAGTAGACGATCAATAACAAAACTACTTTCAACAATAAAGGATGAAGGTTTGGAAGACGTTTATAAAAAGGGATTAAAAAAAGGTAAAGAACTCAAAACGGCTTTCATAGATTTTGTAGAATCTTTATCAGTAGGAACCTCATTGTTTGTTGACACAATTGCATACAGTTTTTTAATACCAATCATAAATGACATATACTCTGTAACCTTGAATTCTCAGGATTTAGAAGAGGCGGCTATATTGATAGCCGAAAGATTACTCTCCAGCGGTATTATTTTAGGAAGTTCACAAATTCTTGTCAAGTTAGTTAAAAGTATTCTCGAAAGATTGAAATAAAAATTCAATTTGACAGTGATCTTCATTTGATTTATATTTTGGTCATAAAAATATAATCATGTCAAGAATCATTGAATTGAAAAAACAATACCCTGAATTGAATCTAACTATGTTTGATTTATTCGAGCGTATCGATACCACCGAAACTTACAAATATTTTCCTCTTCTGTGTAAACTTTTCAGTACGAGATGGAAATTTGAAAGTACAGATTTACATACTAAAGATTTTTTTAGTGAAATGAAGTTTAGATTAGAATCTAAAGGAATCAAAATTACCACTGAGAAAGATTCATTGATTCATGCGATGAATCATATGTCCGATTATTATTCTGAAGATTTGTTTTTGACAGTTAAAGAATTTATCGATAGAATGGAAAATAAGAAAATTCAGAACAAAGATTTATCAACTTACGCCTCCTTAGAGAATTTGCGATCTGCGATTACTTTATCTTCTATGAAAGAGATTGAAAAAGATTTAGAAAAACAAGTCGTAAAAGAATTTGAAGATGATACATGGCTAGTGGTTAGACCTTTGACTTTTCAAGCTTCAAGCAAGTACGGATCAAATACAAGATGGTGTACCACATATTCAAGGGAAAAAGAATATTTTGTAAGATATTGGAGAAGGGGTATCTTAGTATATTTTATCAATAAATCCACAGGATATAAGTTCGCAGGATTCAAATCTTTGGACGGGGATACTGAATTTTCGTTTTGGGGGCCAACCGATAATCGAGTCGATTATTTACAACTTGATATTGATGATTATTTGTTCCCCATAACTAGAAAAATATTTTCATCCGAAATGTCTAATCGAGATTTGTGCGACTTGGAAACTTCTATTCAAGTTGAGAAGGAATGTTCGAGGGAATTTGAAGACGCTGTTAATTATCTTTTCCCAGGAGAGGAGAGTTTACAAATCGCATAAAAAAACCCCGTTAAGGGGTTTTTATTTTTCTTCTATTTCTACAATAAGTTGGTCCGGTCCTTTTATGACTCTGTGCCAAACAAATTTCGGAATGTGAATTTGACTGGACTCAGACAATTTGACCGGCAATTGGTCTTCCATTTGGAATGACCATCCTCCGTCATTCAAAATAGTTACAACTCTATCACTTTGGTCTTGATGCCACTTGAGTTCCTCCTCATCAACTTCTGGAGAAAATTTTCTGATTAGTTTACCGTTTTGTTCAACTTGTTGGAATGGAAAATCCATAACTATTACCAAGAATTTTTACTTGAAAGTCCTAATTGTTTTGCGTATCGACCTACGTTACAACTCCAATACCCCGCTGTAGTTCTGTCTTTCTTCTGATCACATCTGTGTCTTGCTCTGAATGATTTTGCAGCACCTTTGTTTCTGTTTCTAACCCTAAGATTGGGATCTCCAAAAGTTACCTTTTTAACATTTCCACTTGGTGATTTAACATAAACCGCAAATTTCTTAGGACCTCCCGGTGTTCTGAATGGTTTACCCAATTTAACATTTTTACCTCTGTGTTTCGCCTCTTCCAAAACATCTTCTTCATCTTCTTCTTCAGAAACGAATGGAGCATCCAAATAAATCAACTCACCATTTACAACAATTTTTTTACCAAGATCAGATTCGACCATCATCAGGTCTTCTTCGTTCAAAGATATTTTATTTTCCGTCCAAAGTGATCTAACTTCATTTACCAAATTGAAATATCCTTCAGAATAAGCTCTAAAAATATTATTTGTCAAAGTTAGTCCGTTTTCAACATGATATCTCAAAGCATCAGAAATTTCAACTTCCTCTTTCAAAATTAAAGATTTATCCAAATGTTCCTCTAATGTTTCTCTAATGATTTTTCGTAAATCCATACCTTTTTTACTATAAATACTTCAGTCCTTTCTAATTCTAATTTTCCAATACGCTCCACCAGTTACATAAGGAGTAAATCTACCTGTCACCCCATCAAAAGTTCGATTGGTAACCCCACCACCAAGTTGGAATATTTTGTCGTCCTTGGTTTTCAATAAAATGCTTGTTCCGAGTGAATTAACCCAATCTTGATGACTCAACGCTCCGTTCAATCCAACATAAACTTGATTTCTAACTTTCGGTGGTTCAGGTGCTGGTTCTCTTACAATTTTAGGTTTGATATTCGCGGCGAATTTTCTTGCAACAACATTATTTTGAGATATGGTGTCAAACAAATATATAACCCCCTGATTATTACTCAATGTTATTGTGTCTTGAACAAAATTTTTCAAGTAAAAATTTTTTAGGATGGATGCCGTGTCAACAAGTGGAGTTGGAGCTGGTACTTCAACAATTTTTTCAACTTCAACTTCGTATGGGACTTGAACTTCAACCTCGTATGGAACTTCTTCAGGAATGGTGTCATATATCAATTTTTCCTCGATTTGAATTTGTGGAGGAACAAAAAAATGGAGGAATATTATTACTCCCAACATAAGGAGTATTACTATGTGTCTGATGTCAAATATCTTTTTCATATCGTTATAACATAAATCTTGAACCAATTAGGAAATTGTTTAGGATAGGGGAACCTGATGCTCCCAATGCTCTGTAGTTTAGGCTTAATCCGAATCGTTTACTTATTTTATAGTCAAATGAGGAACCGACCAATAATGAAAATTGTCTATTGACAGTTGATTCACCTGTTTTGGGATTATATGAAATTGGAGAGTTCATAAGAAAAACTTGTGGAGAAAGTGTAAGTTTGGGATTGACTATATATGGTTTTGTCCAAAATACAACCGCTGAAGTTACTAAGGATAAATTGAATACTCTTTTTATTTTTCTGGTCTCTATATTAACTTCGGTATCTTTCAACAATAAAGTTATCAAACCAATGTTATATCCGTATGTTCCATATTTTTCACTTGGTTTAATATTCGTGTACCCAACTAATCCCATATAAGTTCCATCTAAATAAGCCGCGGTGAATGAGTAAGAGTGGATTTGACTTAATTTACCTTGTTGGAAATTCATTTTGGTATATCCACCTCCCAACGCAAATTGGTCTAAGGTACTCCAAATCATCGCATTGGCTCCCCATGATTCATTTCCTGCTAATGATGATTGACTAATTCCGAATGACGCAATGGCACTATATTTCAAATCAGGGCCCTGTGCGGTGGTTAAGTCTGATGCAACTAACATGGGATTTACGGGACCAACCTTCTTTTTTTCATTTTTACCTTTCCCATCAGAATTTTCCTCATCACTTTCACCCGAATCTCCACCATCTGAACCACCTTCTTCAGATCCACCCTCACTTGAACTTGATTCACCACTACTTGAAGATGACGAGGACTCTCCTGAAGACGAAGAAGATGATGATGAGGATGAAGGTGTTGAACTGCTAGCGGACGAGGATGCGGCTGAAGACGCCGCGGATGAGGCTGCCGATGACGCAGCTGAAGATGCTGCACTTGAAACGGCTTGTGTGACAGTTTGGGTTACCACCGCATTTGCGGGACATGGAGCTGAAAAAATACTATTAACCCATGTTGTAACTTCCCCTGAAATAAATTGCTGGTAATTGAATATTTTGGATTTCCCTCTGACTATAACTAATACACCATTGTTTGATTGTATTGGTATG